GAAAAAGATTGATTAAACTTTCACTTGAAAATAAAATGCTTAAAACACAGCTTGAATATTATAGAGCAGTAGTAGAATCAATAGATAAGAGCAAACATTAAATGGTAAAAAAAAAGTCAAAGTTTAGACACATTTCAATAAACACTAAAAAGTATTACTTCTATGAGATTAAGTGGTGGGATATATTGGGAGACTCAGGTCACGCTGGAACTAAAGAGTTTGATTTAATGAAACCAGCTTTAATGACTACTACAGGTTATGTTTATTCTAAAGATAAAAAGCATCTTAAAACATTTTCTAGTTATGATGAGAATGAAGAAAGTTTTAGTGATAGGAATGTCTTTCCTATTGGTTGCATAAAAGAATTAAAAAAGATAGAGATATAAGTAAATGAAATCCGACATAAATAAGGCAGAAAAAAAGAAACAATTAGGCAGACCACAAAAGTCTATTGATGAAAAAGTATTAGCAAATTTAAGTCAAATAGGATGCACACAAGAAGAAATAGGAAGTATTGTAGGAATATCTGCTAGAACTTTGCAGAGAAGATTTGCCGATTTATTAGAGGTTAATAAAAACAAAGGTAAGGCTAGTTTAAGAAAAAGAATGTACGAGAAAGCTATGAAAGGTAATGATAAGCTTTTAATTTGGTTGAGTAAGCAATACTTAAATATGTCAGATAGAATCCACAACACAAATACTACTGAGCCTTTACCATTAATCATAGAAGCTAAAGCAGAAGAAGTTAAAGATTTGAATGGCAAAGAAAAAAGGTAATGTTTATGGTGCAGTTGTACTGTACGAAAAAACACACAAAGGCACTTCTATTGGCAGACGACCAAATACTTCATCCATGAATAAAAACAAAAGAAGATCATACAAGAAATACAAAGGACAGGGCAAATGACTAAGAGATCAATGTTCTATCCTAATGGAGAGTTCATACCTTATCAAATGCCACAAGATTATAGACCATCACAAAATAGAGGGTCATGTGGAAACTGTGGGATGTTCTCACAAAAGCATATGTTTTGTGGTATCTTTAGAACTCAAGGAGTCAGAGATACTTATGTCTGCAACAAGTGGAGACCAAGAAGAATTAAAAGATAATGGAACTTATTATTCTTAACGATGGCACTTACTATTTAGTAGAAGTTACAAAAGAAATGTTAAGTCATATTAAGATACTTGCAGATGTAGATTGCTTTAGCTTATGCGATATTATTAGATTAGAATTTACAGAATATTTAGAGTCTCCACACAATCTCCATGTAATGAAAGATGGTTCAGGTTATTTTTTTGGCTGTATTTGTAGATGATGTATGATATTTAGTTTTACATGGCTAAATACAAAGGAAGAACAGTTAAATTAAATAAACCCTCTCGTGGAGATGTTAAGAAGTTCAAAGTATTTGTAAGAGATAAATCATCAGGTAGAGTTAAAAAGATTAACTTTGGCTCTAAGACAATGAGTATAAAGAAGAATATACCAGCTAGACAAAAGAGTTTCTTTGCAAGATTTAGACCAATACTAGCAAATGTAAAAGGGCAAAAGAATTTATCTCCTGTATATTGGGCTATGCAAAGCTGGAGAAAAGGATTTAAGATATGAAGATAAGCGAAAACACAAACATTGGATTACCTTTACGAAATCTAATTGGATTGAT